TAAGTTACTGAAGGGTAAAAAATGAGTGAATTGAAAAAGATAGCGGCATCTTATGGCCGTTCATTTCTAGCCGCTTGCATTGCCGTTTATTTGGCTGGCGTGACTGATCCTAAAGCTATTATTGGCGCAGGCGTAGCTGCTATATTGCCACCACTATTGCGCTGGCTTAATCCTGGGGACACAGGGTTCGGAGTCAAGGGGAAGTGACACCGACAGAGTGGACAGTGGTAATCACTGGCATCATTACAGTGATTACCGCTGTTTATTCAATGATGAAATACATGGTCAAATCAGTAATGAGAGAGTTTTCCCCGAATGGAGGCTCAAGCCTCAAGGATCAGGTCAATAGAATTGAAGCCCGTTTGGATGCGCTTTACGCCAAATTGCTTGACTAACCCCTAAAATTGGGCTATGGCAAAACCACGGCAAAAAAAGGTCATAGATCTTGACACTTATGCAGCTTTAGATGCTTATGCCATTTGCCTGCACGAGTACTACGGATCACTGCGCAGGGCTGGTTTTGCAGCTGATATTGCCTTGTCGATGATTCAAGATAAATTGTCATATCCGGATTGGATATTGCCATCAATACCTAACAAAATCGACACCATCCCGTATGAGGATGAGGACGAATGAAGCGCATTGTTATTGTCAGTGATATGCAAATTCCTTTTCACGACACAAAGGCCGTTGCTAATCTCATTGCTTTTGTCAAAGAATTTGAGCCAGACGATGTTGTAACAATAGGCGATGAAATTGATTTTAATACGCTAAGCCGTTTTGCAGAAGGCACACCGGAAGCCTATGAACAAACACTTGGCGCAGATAGAGATACAGCTGTCCAGGTGCTAAAAGATTTACAGGTCACGCACATGATTAGGTCAAATCATTCTGATCGCATATACACACAAATCATGCGCAAAATCCCATCATTTTTGTCATTACCCGAATTGCGCTTTGAACGATTTATGAGGCTAGATGAGCTAGGTATAAAATTTTATCGCAAGCCGTTTGCCATTGCGCCTAATTGGTTGGCCGTACATGGAGATCAAACACCTATAAAATCACAAGGCGGGTTGTCGGCTTTAGAAGCTGCACGTCGATATGGCCGAAATGTAATTTCAGGTCACACGCATCGTATGGGCAGATCATCGTTTACAGAAGCCTACGGCGGCAAACAAGGCCGTGTGCTACATGGCGTAGAAATTGGCAACTTAATGTGCCTGGCAAAAGCCGGATACACAAAAGGATATGCCAACTGGCAAACAGGATTTGCCGTCATGTACGTCGATGGCAACCACGTAAGCGTAGATTTGATTTACATGGAAAAGGATGCCAGCTTCATAGTGGCAGGCAAACGCTATGGATGATTTTATTATAGACATTACACGATCCATTGATGAAGCTGTTGATGAGTGCTTAGACTCATGTTTTGCCAGCCGACACGCCGCAATTTGAGCGTAGTTCTTGACCTTGTCGGTCTAGTGCATCACCCTTATGCCAGGGAGCGAAGCACAGTAGCGACCTGAAACGGGAGCAAAATGTATTCATTTATGGAAGTAGCCATGTGGGCAATGCTGGGAGTCCTTAGTGGATTCACCGGCGGTCATGTAATCGGCTTTAAAGAAGGCAAGCGCGAGGGATTTATCCGCGGCAGAATTGCAGCTAGTAGCAAGGCAGGATCACGATAATGGGATTCCTGGACAATTATGAGACTGTAAATCAAAAAGTCAAAAGGCTGCATGCAACATTTCCGACAAACCGGATTGAAACATCGATTATAGATTGGTCAGCTGAAAAGGGTTACATCTTAATTGAGTGCCGAATTTACCGCCGTTATGAGGATGAAAAGCCCGCCGCAATTGATTACGCACATGGAATGGTTGGAGCTTACAACGTCCAAATGAAACGCTGGTATGTCGAGGACACAGTATCGAGCGCAATTGGTCGATGTGCATCAGTAGTGCTTGGCGCTGACGAAAAACCCAGCCGTGAAAACATGGAGCAAGTCGAAACAATGCCAAAAGCATTTGTCAATGACGATCCCTGGGCAAAACCGATATGGGATGAACCTGGATTTACTACGGCAAAGGGAGCTTTAGATTTAATTGCCGATGAGTTAGGCAGTCAATTAATTGACGAAGCGCCTATTTGCAAGCATGGCCACATGTTGCTCAAAGAAGGCACATCACCAAAAACAGGCAATGCCTATCGTGGCTATGTCTGCACGGAAAAAACAAAAGCAAATCAATGTCCGCCTTTGTGGCTTACGCTGACAAGTGACGGCAAATGGAAGGAGCGCATCTGATGAGTGGTTTACACATGGAGATGCCCGACGGACGCAAAATCACCATCGAAGTTGATGGCACGATAATTCGAGATAACGACGATATTCCGGTTGATTTTTGTGATGGCTGTCAAAGCTATCGCCCAACTCATTTTGGTAAACACGTTGCAAATCAAGGATTGTCATTGATTTGGCTCTGTCAGGCTTGTAAATGATACGTGTCGATTTAGACGATGAATCACAAATAGCCGTTACAATATTTGGCCTTATTCGAGCCTTAAACTACAAAGAACAATGGCAGGGTAAATGGGTCAAACGCAATTATCAGACCGACAAGCAACAGATTAACTTTCCGCAGCTAGTCGATCAACAAAGTGAGGCTTTAGGCGCTGAACTGGCCGTAGCGCGATACTTCAAACAACCCATAGATTTGTCTAATCTGTATTACAAAAATAAAGCAGATGTGGGGCATAACTTTGAAGTCAAGCACACGAAGTGGAAAGATGGATCACTAATCTTACGCGATCACGATCGCAAAGAGGATATTGCCATCCTGGTAACAGGCTCAATGCCGCATTACTACATTTGTGGCTGGATACCTATAGCAATTGCTCGTAGGCCGTCACAAAAGCGTAATGATGGGGCATGGTGGATAGGCCAACAGGATTTACACCCGATGGGAAACCTGGTCAGAAGCTCTTATGCAAATCAACTATAACTGCCGCCTTGAAAAGAAGCTGACAAAGCAAACTATATGTAAGGTGACAGATAATCTGCCGCCCTATGTGGAAGTAGTGCAGTGCAATAGTTGTGGTGCTTTAACTGTTGCGTTATTAGATAAGGATACCGCCTATGTCACAGAATCATAAATATCGTTGCGCAATATGCGCTGCCAGCAAAACAATTGAAGGTCAGGATGGTCAAGTTTATCTTGTACCTCATTGTGATCGATGTAAACAAATGATGACCTTGTGGATACAAGATTGGACATATCACGACAATGACACCGATATATGAGTTTAAATGCCCGGTCTGTTCATCCATGAGCTTATTGAAGGCGGCAGTAGATGAATCAATTGTGTCTCCATCATGCAAATATTGTTTAGTATTTATGGAGCGGATGTGGACATCGCCACCGGTGCATTTCAAGGGTACTGGGTGGGGTAAAGATTAATGGGTGTGGATAACCTGTGGATGACACGCAGGCAACGCGCTCATAAATCTGTGGATAGCTCAACCTATTTGACACTGTTGCTACCATCCAGCTCTGCAAGCGAGCGCCTGTGGGCGTGTAGCTCGCTAAAGAGATTGGTGGTTTGGGGAGTGCTATGCCTATGCATAGGCTCGCTATCTTTACACATGCAACCCGCATCAGCATTAACAAACATTGATTACTACAAACTTTATGCACATCAAAGGATTATCGATGATAAGCAATATAAATGTTTATCCTCAATTATCTATAAAGAATCTAAATGGGATCCACAAGCAAAGAATGGTAGTCATTACGGATTAGGTCAGATGCGTAGCAAACATTACAAAACGTTACATCCTTATCGTCAGATAGATTACACCATTAAATACATTAGGCATCGTTATGGATCCATGTGCAACGCCTGGCAATTCCATCAGAAGCGAAATTATTATTGATGAGTAGTGCATTATCAGATAGTGGTAGCACATCTAAGTGGCGCAAGATTAGACAGCGCATCGTTCTAAGAGATGGCGGTGTGTGTCAGATGTGTGGCATGGAAGGCGATAGTGTGGATCACATAGTGCCACGCAGTCATGGCGGCACGGATGAGGACTATAACTTGCAGCTATTATGCACATCTTGTAATTCAAGCAAAGGTGGGCGGTTTTTTAGTAGCACAAGGACACCCCCGACCCTTCCTGTTCTTTTTTATACCAAAAACGAGTCAATAAGCCATGACTAGCTACGCAGAGGCTCAAATAGGCCTTCAACAGCCCCTAGAAGGCTCGAATACGCTTGAATCGGCTTTGGGTAGGGAGACAGAAGCCCAAAAGCCGCTATTAGGCATACAAACGCCCCGAATCCACACGCCTTTGAACGATTTGCCATCTCGCGGGCAAGATTTAATTGATTTGGCTTCCAGCATCAAGGTCGATCTGATGGAATGGCAGAAATTTGCACTTTTGCACACGCATAAAATTAAGCCGGATGGCCGATGGGCATCGCCCGTAAATTGCATTGTTGTAGCTCGTCAAAATGGCAAATCATTTTTGCAGCAAATCAGAATCTTAGGCGGCCTTTTCTTATGGGATGAAGCTCTGCAAATTGGCCAGGCTCACACGTTAAATACATCGCTTGAGCAGTTTAGGCAGATGATGTGGACAATTGAAGCTAATGATTTTCTAGCCAAACAGGTAAAAAAGGTCAGACTTAATCATGGAGCAGAGGAAATAGAGACTTTGAAAGGTACGCGGTTTATGGTGCGCGCCGGCGGTTCAGCTGCGCGCGGTATCAGTCGGCCATCAACAATTCATTTAGACGAATTGCTACGAATGAACAATATGGATTCATTTGCATCGCTGCGTTACACCCTGATGTCATCACCTAACCCGATGCTGATGAGCTATACAAACGCCGGGGATAACACGTCAGTAGTGCTAAATTCTTTTAGAGATCGTGCG